AGCATAGAAGTAGTTACAAGAATTGCGGCTTCTTTAATTGCTGGCGGAAGGGCTGAAATAGAAACACCTGCGTTGTGTGAATAGGTGAGTGCCGTAACTAATGGAATTGTTGTTGAGCCAAAAGTATAAGTAGAACCTACTGTTACAAACTCGGAACTTAATCCGTCATAAATCTTTAGGGTTAATCCTGCGGTAATTCCTGTGGCATCGGCAACTGTCAAACTTGTGTCAGAAGCGTTCGCGCTAACAATAGTTGAATTAGCGTAACCATTGACATAAACGTATTTAAGAAATACTTCTTGGCGGGGCGAACTAGGAAAACCAAATTGAAGTGGACCTTGGTTAGAATAGGTCGTTGAAAGCATGGCATAAGGAAAAACAATTTGAGAGTCTTCAACCCACGCTAAAGAACAATCTTGGACAGTAGTCATTTGATCATTTACTGAGCCGTATTGAAGTGCGGTCAGCGCAATAATTGGGTTGTATCGCGGATGAAAACGGATAGTGCCGTCATCACGGATGCGTGAACGCTGTTGTTCATTTTCGGTTGTTGCTGCGAGGACTTGGTTACAGTAAGTATCAATCCATGAACTTGCTCTAGCAATAACATTGTTTAATTCCGCATCTTGAACATCAGGGTCTTGTGAATTCCAAACGAGATTATCAAAGTCAATAGCGGTAGGCGCGTTCTTGTATTCGGATAAAGTCAAATATGGTGTTGAAAACTGGTGAGTTGTACCTGAGTAGGCGTTAGCCATTATCTTCTCCGCATCTAGAGCATATCTTGAACCAAGAACCGAAACCACAATTTTTACAATTAAAACCTAATGAAGATGGATTAGAAATTGAACCCATTGCGTTAGCAACGCCTAAACCTTCGTGTTTCATTTGTGCTGCGTGTTTTGGGTTATCAACATTTATCAAACCATCTTTACCCGCATTGTAAATTTTTGTACCGCGCTCTGTTTTAACAGCCACCGAACGCAAACCCTTTGGTGGAATCATTTTTGTCATTTATTTGCCTCTCCTATTGTGAAACAAGGCGCACCCGAAGATGCGCCCTGCTCCGAATTGCTTTTATTAAGCAGACGCAATTCCTGAAACTGCTCCATTCCATGCTGGCGCGTAACACATAAATGTTCCACGGAAGTATGTTGAGAAGTCGTATGAGAATTGTGTAACTGGCCATTGAATACCCATGTAGTCCTGTACGTTGAACACAGCCCAAACATCTGATACCTCAGTATCAGGAATTGGAAGTGTGTATGAAAGTACTGGAGATACACCTTGTGGTAGCCAAGGGTGAACAGTAATAGGAACTAACTTTCCTGTGATTTCGTTGTGAATTCCACCCATTACTGCACCGCCGACATAGTCGCCTGATTCAGTTTGAGTTAGGTTCAAACGATAGTTCGCAGTTGAGCCGTTCTTAATAGCATCTGACAACTGCTTGCGGTCTGAACCATTGAGAAGAATCTCATCAGGATCACCCTTAACATTGTTGTAGATGTTATAGAACACGTTCTGATATTCAACACCGGGATTTGATGTTGAGAACTGTGCGTTGATGTTGTTGTTGTAACCTGTGTTAGCACCAAGAACTGTTGGGAGAATTCCGTCATATCCTGTTGCGTAAGCAGATGAATCAGAAGATGGTGGGTTTGCTCCTGTTGTTGAATAAACAAGGTTGTTGTTTGTTGTAACAGTTGAAGCAGCACCTTGAACAGTAGCAGTCAATCCTGTGAAACGACCAATGTAATGAGCGTTTGTAGGACCTGTTGTTGTTCCGATGTAAACCTTGTAACCAAGTGCGCCTGTAACAGCACCTACTGTGATTGTAAGAACTTGTGAAGATGAAACTGCTTGTGATTGAACTGTTGAAACAACAGACTCACCAAAAGCACCAGCATCAGCAGTTACATAAACATAATAAGTGTTAGAAGCCATTGCGACTTGTGAACCAGCAGCAGTAGCAACTCCAAGAGTTACTGTTGGTGCGCTAAGTGCGCCAGCATAACCTGTTCCTGTTCCGCGACCCATTAGAAGCATGCGCTCTTCCATCAACATTGTTGCGTAAAGTGTTGATGTTGATGACAACTGACGAAGATCTTGATATCCAAGACCTGAGAAGTTAGCATCAAATGAAACGCTGTCAGATAGTGAGTATGAGTTGTAAGGCAGAACTAGATCATCAGCAGCATAAGAAATTTTTGGACCGCGCTCGTAAGCGATTGCGCCAAATGTTGTTGTTGTTGATTCTGTGATTCCTGGCCATACTGTTCCTTGTCCACCTGTACCTGTACCTGTGTAACCAAGGATGCGCTTGATACGGTGTGATGTACCAACGCCCTTCTTGCGAGGCAAGCGGTTACGAAGTGGTGTTGGGCGAGGTGTCAACAACTTAGCAGGTGCTTCAAGATCAAAGGCTGCGAAAGATGTTGATAGAGGTGTTGTAAGAGAGATATCTTTTACGATATCAGCCTGTGCTTGGCGTTGAGCAGCAAGTGCGCTGTTCAAAGCACCGAGAGCATCAGGTGACATAGACTTGTTTGCTACAAGTGCTTCCATTTGAGCAGTTGCATCAACTGGTGCTACTCCGGGAGTGTTTGATGGATTTGACAATGATTTGCCAAGAACCTCAACATATTCTTCCATGCGTAGTGCTGATGACTTTGCGTCAGTAGCATCTGCAAACAGGTCGGTTGCTTTAGGCAACTGTGCCATGCTTGTGTTCCTTTCGGTTAGTTTGCTTGGGCTTTAGAAAGGAAATCGTTTGCGAGTTCCTTATAGCCCTTAGCGAGTTCGGAATCTGTCGTGATAGAAGCCTTGTGATTAAACTCGGCTGCTTTCGCCAACAAATCATTTGTTTGGGTTTTACCTGCCACGATTGTTGAACGCTTTGGCGTATTTCCAACCGCAAGAGATTTCGCCGTCACCAGTTCGGTTTCCAGTTGAGATGCCTTGTTCTTTTCTGCCTCTAATGCAGACTTAACAAGCCCAAACTCCACTTTCACAGATTCCGTAGCCACAGACACGGCTTTTTCAATGATGGCATTTAATTGCTCATCACTAAGCAGGGTTTTTTCTGCTGATTCCTCAGCAGAAACTTCTTCTTCAGCCTTAACTTCTTCGGCTGGTGTTTCAACAGCAGGAACTTCTTCAGCCTCATCGGACTTGATAGAACCTGATGTATCTAGTGAGTCGGCGGTGCTGACATTTGCCGCAACTACGACTTGACCAGTTGAACTTGGGTCAGCGATTTGCGCTAATCCGTGATCTTGTCCAACCATACCGCAACCGCACTCTAAGCACTTGCTAATAGTAGCAGTATCGCTTTTCATTTTGGTGCAGCCTTTACACATTTTGCTATCGCAACCGCCATCAGCAGCACATTTCATGCATCCAACGCAATCGCAACCATGACTATCTTTTTCAATAGGCTTTTTGCCTGTTGTTTCATCAACTTCATGTTGTGCTGTGTCAGGGTTAGCGTTACCTTCATCTGTTTCACCCTCGGCGCTTTCGCCGTAGGCACGCTTTTCTGCTGTTTCTGTTTCAACAACTTCTGCTGTTAGCAGTTCTTGTTCGATCATTTCTTCCACTTGAATCACATCCGTTCCATCTGATTTAGCCAACATAAGTTTGGCATTTGGGTTGGCTGGGCGATCAACGAGGGATACTTCAACGATTTGTCCGTCAATGATACGACCATTTACTGCTTTTTCATCGCGCACGACTCTTGGCGCACGAATACCTATTGAGAAGCCTTTAAGAACTCCTGCTTCCACTTTCTTAACAGAAGAACTGTCAACGACATGAGCAGTAATGTAATGACCATCCGCTTTACTGTCGAGTTCTTTTGCGACTCCTGCGGCAATGTTTGAATGTTGCTCACGGATATTTCCACCTGTTCTAAACCAATCGGGCATAGCCTTATTCAACCAACCCGCATCGCAGATTTGGTTATCGCTGTCAATGGCATCATCTGTTGCTTTGCCGTAAACCATGAGAGTTCCATCTTCTTGGCGTTCGCTTTTGATGATTGCGGCATACGATGTTGCGAAATCTTTATTCATGTTTCTCCTTAGACCGATGCTGTTACTACTACTAAACCTGCGCCTGTACCTGCGGCTGAAATTGCGTAAATCTGATCGCCTGAGTTACACCACAACTGACGGCTGCCAGCAGCAGCAATTTTGATACCTTGTGTTGCTCCTGATGTTGTAATCGCAGCATCGCCAATCCAAATGGCAGCAGTATCCAAGTTATCAATGTAAACAGGGACATTTTGACGATTACCTGTTGGAACAGTAAACACGATTTGTGCTGTTGTTCCTACGGTGTTATTTGTTTGGACTAGTGCCATTTATTCTCCTATTGATCGCTTGTTGCTGATTCAAGTGAACAGTAACAATTTGGGTGGGCTGGTGGTTCTGTATCCCCACTACCAAATACTTCATCTATTGGTATTGGGCTTTCATCTGCGTTTTGTTGGCAATCTTCGCAACCTTCTGCTCCGAGCACCCAACTAACCATTTCTATACCTGCGGTTTCATAAGTGTCACGAGCCGCAAGATTTAACGCTACATTCATTTCGGTTTGCGCAATAGTCAATGCTCTTTGGGGATCATTAACCAATTTTGCTACTAAAGGAACAACTTCTGCGGGTGACATTTTTTTGTCTAGCGCATCTGCTAAAACTGTTCCAATTCTGTCTAGCGTTGTTGAGTGAATACCATCAAGAGTTATGTTGCGTTGATTTAATAACTTTTCTAATCCGCCCGATGGTTTCAATAACTCGCTGGCTGATCGTTTTCCGGGAGTAAATGTATTCCAATCAACCCTGCCTATTGGTGGGGCTGTTATTCCACCAACTGTTCCGCCAGCATTTTCAGGTATTTTTAACATTTGATTTATGACGACACCAGCGAAAACTCCACCAACTACCCAACCATCTGTGTATAAAGGCTTGAAAGCATCGTGTAAAGGTTTTTTGTTTTGTGTAACGCTAACATTAGCCCAATCACGCGCCTGTTGCGGTGTCGTTGAATTAGAACCGATATGTGATTGGTAAAAAGATGCTACGACATCTGTCGCAACTATTGATTTCACTAATCCTCTGCGAATTGGCTCTGCGTGTTTTGCTGACAAACGAGTAACCGCGCCTTCAATCGGTCTTTGCATTTACAACCCCAAATAGCGTTCGGCGTACCAGCGCGCACCATCAAGGTCTTGTGCTTCAACAAACTTATTAAGTGTTTCAGCATAAGCACGATCTAAATGATTAAAAATAAATGGATGATCAGGATTGCCGCGTTTTACAAAACGAATAAACTTTTTAACTTCTGTTCGCTCAGGTGTGTCGGGAACTTTAGGCTTTGGTTTTTCAATAGCGGATGGCTCGTTATCTTGAATGCCGTTTTCGTCTAATGAAGTGCCAGCAGCAACTACGCCTTCAGGTGTGAATAGATAAACAGATTGACCAGCAACCACCATAGGCATATCTGCTTCAGGTGAATCAATGAGTGGTTGTCCATTGTCAGCGCGGTGTTCGTTAAGTGTCATTCCGCCGTTACGAACTTCCATGTCGTCACGTTTTGATTGTGTTTCTGTATCTTCACGGCTTGATGTCATAAATTTGAATTCAAGTTCACGTGGCATACCTAAATAAGAATAAGAAAGGTTAGTGAGAACTTTTGCAACCCAATCAGATAATGGCTCAAGTCCTAGTTGTTGTCCTGCTTGTGCTTCGGATTCTTGATGCCCTGATGAACCCATGCCACCTTTAGAACTGAAACCAATTTCTGTAGGTAATACGCCGAAATGACCACAAATAGATGTAACAAGATAATGATCAAATACATCGCTAAATTTTTCAGCATAACCTGATAGTTGAACAGCCTTTAATCCTGCTGGCATGATACGCGCGCGTTTGCGTTGTTCAGTTTGTCCAGCGAGATCATCATTCAAAATGTTTTCATAAGCGCGAAGCAACTCAGGGTTATTACCGAAAGTAGCATCGGTTTCAAAAATAAGTTCAGGTACTACGCCATCTGTATATTCAGCGCGAATCCATTGTTGTCTGCGAAGATAAATATCCGCAATCATAAGCGAACGCTCTACTGGGCTATACCCATAAACTGTCCATGTACGGCGGTTCATAATGTTGTAAATCAACTGATCAGATGTAAACTCGCCATCTGCTTCAGGTGAATCATCTGTAATTCCAAATTCTGTGCGAGGGAAGCCGTAAAGAATTTGTTGATATGCGGGACCCTGATCAGGAGTCGGGCGGAAACCTGTGTCGTTGATAAGAGGCTTAATAGTTGAGCCATCTAAAACTTTGAAACCTAGTAAATCTCCGCCAACAGTTTTCTGTGGCCATATCGCCCACGCATCAAGAACTAAAATTTCCTCTAAACAAAGTTTAATCCAATCGGTGAATGTCAAGCCTTCTTGAACATCAGGCATTTGCCAAAAATCAACTAAACGATCAATTTCAGGTGAATATTTTTCGCGTGCTTTAGCCATTGCTTGAAGATGATTGCCACCTGACTCAGAGATAATCTTTTCGCTTGCTGAATCTGAAATTACAATATCCCATTCAAGTCCAACAATTTTAGATTTCAATACTTCAATACAACGGCGAAGAATATCAATCTGATCAGCAGCCGAACGCAATGTCTTAAATGGAACAAGGCGAGTTTCCGTGATGTTGATATTTTGCGCAACAAGAAATTCATAACGACGTGGGTCTGGGCGACCGCGATCTTGTAATGGGTTGATCGCTCCGGGAATTAACGGAACTCCGGGAGAGAAAGGAACATTAGCAATGTTTGAATCGCGTGGAAGTGGAACTTGTGTACCATAACCTGAGTTTTGGTTAATAGATTGATTACGCATTTGTGATTCAGATAAAGCAACAGCACCAGTAGGTAGTGTCGGAGATTTAACAATCTCTGCTGCTACGCGAGCCGCAATACGGTCTAATAGACCCATTCTTTCTCCTTTGTTATCTAACCCAAATCATTCCAACATCTGCTGTCGGGCGAAGGTTTGCTATTTTCCATCCATAAGATTCCCACGCATTTCTGCGAGCATCAATCTGTTTTTGTAACGCATCAGCAAATTCTATTGGCAACCAATCGTCATCAGGCGGAAACTCTAAATGATTTTCAATAAACCTTATTGCAAATTCTGTATAACCTAGCGAGGCTAAATACTCCAACTGCTTAAAGTGTTCGTTTACTGTAACGTAAGTCCACTCAAAAGTGATGATACCCATTTTGCGTGTCATGCCTCTAAAAACTTGCCACTCTGCGCCTTCAACATCTATTTTGATGAGATCGGGTTCGCCGAACTTTTGAGCCAAAGTATCTAAGGTTATTGTTAAAACTTCTATGGTCTTAAATGGCTTGCCTTTGTAGGGCATATTATCTGCCGTAAGCCAATCTTTATTCAGGGTGCTTAATCCGTCTTCTTCGGCTTCGTAGAATTCAACCTTTTCATAATCTTTATCAGATACGGCATATTTAAGCGGAGTGACACTCAAATGATTTATGAAATTATTGGCTAACTCTTTATACATCCGTGAAGGTTCTACCGCTATTACGGCGTAACCCATGTCAAGCCCCGCTTTAGTAGCATCGCCTTTATTGGCGCCGATATCAAATAGTAGCAAGATTACTTACCACCGAAGCGCGATATTCAGGGTTCAAATCATAAGTTAGTAAATCATTGAATATCATTACGGCTTCATCTTTTCTGCCTATCCACCAAGAGGCAACGCCTTTTTCAAACAGTAGGCAGTATGGCGTAAACTCTAAATCAATTTCAGTTTCGGCTAACGAATTATGTTGTAATCCAATTTCAGCCCAAACATAACTTTCTTGATACTGGCGTTGGCGTTCAAAAAATCTAGCCATCCAAAAATATCCTTCGGGGCGAGCAGGTTGATAAGCAATCGCTTGAAGGATGCAATTAGAAACTGTGCTTAATCTGTCGTTTTGTTCTTCAAAACATTTAGCAAGTTTGATGAGTGAAGCGTAAACGAGTTTTGGATGCGAGGTTTTGCCGTATTCAGCCGTCCTTAAATAGAACGATACAGCACTACCTATTTGCTTATTGTTGTCATACTCTAACGCAACCGCAAAGTTTAATTCAGGATTGAAAGCGTCTTTAGACAAATCAACTATCAAAGTTTCTATAAGCATTGCGCCACCATATCATTTACGATTAGGTTAGGCACTCTCAAAACAAAAGCAGCGTTATCTTGAAAACCGAACGAAACTAATAAATCGCCTTTGTGTTCGGCAGCCCCTACGCAAAACTCTATCTGTCCGTCAAGGAAAGTAAATGGCTCAGGCGATATGCCTACCAATTTCAATTCATCATCATAAACGCACAGGCGGTGTTTATAGATGCCGTCTTTTTGACCAAGATAATTTTTGAACAAATCAACTTCATGGGTGATTGAAATGTATTTATCGCCCCAGCGAATAACTTGTGAACTACCGCGTTGGTCTTTTTCTGGTTTAATTCCGCCGAAATACAATTCTTTTTGAATTGCTTGATCGCCTTCAACTGAAACTATTTCAACTGGGCTATGCCATTTAACAAAATGATATGGTTTGTCTAAAATCGGCACCCAGTTTTTTTCACAATAACTTAAATCAGGTTGCGGAGCCTTGATACGCTTTCGTCCAGTTTCTTTGATTGTCCAGTTAGTTTTATCAATCTCAACTCTAGACATTTCCATGCGCCCTACGCCATTAGTTGTAGTATCGCGCCGAACTCCGATTAAATAATAATCATTATTCCATTGGACTACGCGAGCATCTTCTAAACCAACGAACTCCCAAATGGGTTCATGAAGGTTAAGCATTTCAACTTCTGCGCAGTTAATAATTTCTAAATCGTTATTCAACCGACATAGAAAATTGCGAGTAACTAAACGTTGATCTTTTTCGGGGTGCAGATAAGCGAGTGGACCCCAGCGTGAAGGAAAAATTTGTTTATTTTCGCTATGAAATAAAATGTAATTACACACGCGAACATTAACAAGAATATCGCCTTCATTGTCTATGAAAACCGATGGGTTCATCCCGCCAAATGTATTAGGTATTGCTAAAGGTGCTAACTTGCCACCCTGTCCAACCGCCTTTTGGACTAAATTCATACGCCTATCCTAACCTATCTAACTCTCAGTCAAGTTAGCCATGTGGAGCCTCTATGGAGTGTGCCGAATTAGTGCAATCCCACAAGTAAGTATTTTGATTGAGAACTGCTTCGGGATGACATTGAGGGGCGGCAAATCCAACGCCATCCCATGTGTATCCAATACCAGCGTAATTTTTGTTCAAAGGTATGCCGCCTTGAGTGTGCTTGCCACCAAATGTGTTGTATGAAGTTTGCACCCAAGTACCGCCAAGGCCTAATTCTTCAGAAAGAAACTTCTGCCCATCTTCAATTGAGTTATCTACTACTAATACGCGTGTAACAACGCCGTTTTCTACTTCTGCATAATGTGCCATTAGACCGTCACGCTTCCTGAACTTGTGAATGTGTAGTAACGATAAGAAGAATCAGTTGTTACAGTTGGAGAGCCTGTAGTTGAGGAAAATGTTCTAGCAATAGGAACTTGAAACACAATAAGTCCGCTTCCGCCATTTCCACCAGTACCATAACCGCTAGAGTAACCAGAACCTCCACCACCAGAACCTGTGTTTGCAGTTCCAGATGTTGCAGTACCAGAGTTTGCACCAGCACCACCGCCACCAGAACCACCAGAACCAACAGTTCCAGAAGTACGGCTATCGTATCCGCCTCCTCCACCGCCAGCGTAGTATCCACTAACACCAGTAGAAGTTGCTGATGCAATCGTTGTATAAGAGCCTGTACCAGTACCACCATTACCAGCCGTTGTTCCAGAGCCAGCAGCACCTGCTGCGCCAGCGCCACCGCCACCACCACCAGAACGAATAATGCCAGCAACAGCAACACCAGCACCACCAGCGTAACCTTGACCAGCAGTTCCAGAACCACCAGTAACCGTTGCACCTGCATCGGTCATTGCTCCACCGCCGCCTGAGCCGCCATTAGAACCATAACTAAAACCAGCAGAATTAGAACCACCAGCACCGCCCCCAACAGCAGCAGTAAGGGATATACCTGTACCAGTTACATTTGAATTAGCGCCATTTGCAGAAGCAGTAGTAGGGCCACCACCAGCACCTCCTGAGCCAAGAGTTACTGTGTATGTTGCTCCAATAACTAATGGTGAATTTGGGCTGTAAACAACTCCGCCAGCACCTCCGCCACCGCCGTATGCTCCACCACCTGCGCCGCCAGCAATAACAAGAAGATTAGCATTAACTGCGTTGCCTGATACTCCAGCAATAGCCCAACCACCAGCACCATAAACAACAACTTGTCCAAGGGTTGTGTCATAAAACTCTTGCCCAACAACAGGGTTAGATGGATAACTTGATGTTGGGCCTTTTCGCAATACTGAATTTGATAAATCTCTAGAGCGACTCATTAGTTACCTGCCTGTGGTGTAGAAGAGTTGGATACGAGTGTGTCGTAGGTGGACTTGAGCATTGA